TACCAGCTACGATTCTCTGAATGGTTTTGTCTTGAACGTACTCAGACACTATCACCTCTTTTATTAAAGTTAGACCATAATCGTTACGGACGATTGAACAGGCCGTCAATCCAAAACGGAACTTGGTTTACTTCCCCTGGTCAGTTAGCTTCTTATCATTGTAAAATCTGTCCAAAACTATGCTCAAGACCTCCCGATGGCCGGAAACTGCATCGGCATGTGATCTATACCGGCGCATATCGCCATTCATGCAACCGCCGAAAACCATAGTTTCCCATAGGACAGGACCACCCACCCCAGAATAATTACGATCCAGGCAGAGAAAGACGGTCGAAACGATAATGCCATCAATTTGGTCGCGCCCCACTACGCAGTCCATGCGACTACAGCCGGTCACCCAGGTTATCACATCCTCGATGGGCACCGGTTCATTGTTCTCGTCCAAAAGGCATAGGTTCATTTTTAGTGCTGCCTCCTCTTAACTAACTCCAAAAATCCGCCAATGACGTTCTTCATAACTAGGTCGATATTGACCCGCCTACTCTCGCAATAGTCCTTGAGACGCTTCGCCAGCTCAGCCGGAATACGGATCGTCACATCCTCCCATGCTGCGGTTTGTTCGACATTTTCTTGCGGCTCTTTGTACATACCTACTCCAATTTGGATCTGTTTTACACAGCCCAACATGACAACAACATACTAAAAAAGTTACCCAAAGATGATATTACATTAGTAAAAATGTGATATCTGAGTGATACTCAGATCATACAAAACTTTATTCAAGTCAACTGAGATTGAAAAAAATAATATACTTTTTACACAAAAGTTATACAATTATGGTTGACTATCATACTTGAATTGCATATCCATAATACATTCATCATCTAAATTGGAGGTAGGGATGTGGTTGATGATCTAAAGACTAGGATCAATGCGTTGAGCGGCAAAACTACTGCCGCAAAATTACGGGATGTTATGCCCGAGATTGACCGAAAGGTGAGGGAGGGCGTCCGGCATGAGGACATCATCCAGACCCTTGGGGAGACCGGTCTGAAACTTTCCCTAGCAACATTTCGGGGCAATCTGTACCGCTATCGCCGGTTGGTGCAGTCAATACCGGAGCCTGAACTTACCCAAGATCAGGCCATTGCCCAGATATTCGATAGTCCACCGATGAACCTGGAGGACGTTCTGGATGCCAGGCAGCGCGAAACTATCGATCAAAAATATCTTGGAAAACGACCGCCTATTATTGGCCAGAAAAGGAACCAAACGTGAAGATTGCTGTTATAAATTTCTCTGGGAATGTCGGAAAATCGACGGTTGCAAAGCACTTACTTTCGCCACGCATCCCAGGTTCGGAGTTTATCTCCGTCGAATCCATCAATGCCGATGAGAGCGATGGCGATACCATGCGAGGCAAGCAGTTTGGCGCTTTGTCTGAACAGCTCATGCTGGTGAATGACGCGATTATCGATGTGGGCTCGTCCAACGTCGAGGACTTTATGAAGCTCATGAAGCAGTACCAAGGGTCGCATGAGGATATGGATCTGTTCGTGGTGCCTGCGGTTAAGGAAGCCAAGCAGATCGGGGATACGATTGCGACGATCCAGGCGCTTACATCGCTCGGCGTGCAGCCGAAGAAAATCCGACTGATCTTTAACCGGGTCGAGGTGGATGAGGTTGTGGAGGACGTGTTCTACCCGCTGTTTGCCTTCCATGAGGATACAAAATCCTTCACGATGCGCTCCCGTGCGGCGATTCAGTTCTCAGAGCTGTACCAGCGGCTTCGCCCGCATAACCTGACGATCCCCGGCATCCTGTCCGACACTACGGATTACAGGGCCGTGCTCCAGAACGCAAAAACACCGGAGGCGAAGACCGATGCAGCCGGTCGAATCTCGATGAAGCGCCTGGCGATCTCGGCCCAGGCGAACCTGGATCATGTATTCGCGTCGGTCGTGACTCGCCTATAAATCATACATAACTTTAGTTGTGTGGTACGAAATTGCCACACAACTTACACAAATGAGAACGTGTTTTGTACAAAATTGCTACAATACTAATCATAATATCACTATCTGGATGTGTCCCACCAACTCACTACGCGGATATAACAGGCCAAGGACGCGGCCAACCGCAATTCAACATGGACTCTGCCAACTGCGATCTGATGAAACAATCTGTCCCGCCACCGATGACCTATCAAAACTGCGCGGATTGCAATGCGATTGCTGTAGCGACGACCCTAATACAGCAAAATAACGTGTATCGTGATTGTATCACATCGAGCGGGTGGGAGGCCGAGTAGGGGGCCTTCCATTTTGCTTTATTTTCGGGCAGAGTTGGCCGCTATGGGGTGAGGGATTGCCCCTAAGTTGTTAACCATTCTGGAGAATAGGACGCCAGACAGCAAAAACCCCGCACGGAGGCGGGGAGATCACCCTCAAGCATGAGATGATGGAAAAATAACGTACGTGGTTGTCGTTAATTTCCATCATCTTAAATCCATTGTCAAGCGAAGGGGTAACTTTCGCTAACGGGGATTTGCGTCTGGGTATCTCCCTCGTGCGGGTTTTGTTGAAACCCGAGGACGTAGGATGTTGGTAAGGTATCGACGCGCAAAGGTATTTGGGCGCGGAAAGAGTAGGGCAATGAGCCAGAACGAGAAGCGGGCGATTATGGCCTATGCTGATCGCTGGTCCGACCAGCACAAGCTGCCAGGTCAACATCGCGGACCCCTGACGCGCTCGATGCGTGACGTGCTGCGGGTGCTATTATGGACGTTCCACAATAGCCGAGACGGTCGATGCTTCCCAAGCTACGAACGGATCGCCCAAGCCGCAAAATGTAAACGCGACACCGTATTTAGGGCGATCAAAATCCTTGAACATGCCAAAATTCTGACCTGGGAGCACCGGTTGCTGAGGGTCCAATACAGAGAACGCAACGCATTCGGCCAGAATGTTTTGATGAATCGTGTCGTTCGGACCAGCAATGCGTATTATTTCAATGACTTAGGGCTTTCGGATTGGAAGCCAATTCGCGGAAATCTCTCTAAGTCTGAAAATCAATCTGGAACACTGAATCAAGATTTTAATAATACTTTGATGGGCGAAAAATTGATCGAAAAGCCACTTCCGCCAGAATTAAAGGCTGCACTAGATAGATTAGGAATGGCTGTTTTACAGAAAGAGTCCGTGGAGATAGGAGATAAGGTATGAACGAAAATACAATTTTTGGTCCGCTAACTGATATTAATATAATCTATGGTTGTTTAACCCTACCTGCCCAACCTCATGTTTTCAGACTTGCAATTTATGGATTACGTAAGCGATTAAAGAAAACACAAAAGGAGTTTGCTGTTGAATATTTAATAGATATCAAAAGACTAAGGGAGTTAGAGTCAGGTTCTGATCCGACAGCAATGGAGGCAATGTATCTTTACATAATCGCCCGAAAACATAAAACATTCATCAATGTGAAAGATGAATTTATCAAACTTGCACAAAAATTAAATAGCAGCACAGAAGAAAATGCTATCGAGTAGGGGCCTATCGGAAGCTGGGGCCCAGGGATCAACCTATTTTTGGAAGGAAGCCTAAGAAATGAGCATTGACCGGGCCGCCGATCTGCTACTTCAACCGATGACCGGCTCTGAGTATTTTGAGAAGTCCATCGGCAGCGGTCATAAGCCCGCGACTTACGGGAAGCATCAGGCAACTCACCCGGTCACGATCCGGCGGGTCTACGAGGAGGCGTTAACTCGGTTCCCAGAAGCTGCCGATGTGATTGCCTCGCTGGTTTTCTTCAAAGCCGTGGACCGGAACCGGGACGAGTGGCTGGCACAAATCGAGAAAGAAAGGCAGTCCGAATCATGAGCCAAAGCAAGGGGATTTAGCCACGGCAGGGGGTTATCTAGGGGGTTCCAAGCCTGTCCCACGGCATCGATTGCAGCGTATGGAACGTATCCATTCGCCGCATCAGTTGATGTTGTGGGTTTGGCTCTTTTGGAGTTGTTCAACAAAGAATTGTGTGGCGGCTAGGGCAGCGTCGATCAGCCGATCTTGCAGCTCAGGCGAGAGCATTTCCAGCGCCTTTTTTGCCTCCATATTCAATGGGCGGTTCGCGTGGATAAATGCTTCATGGATTCGTATAGCTAGCTCGCGCTGGTCAAGCTCAACGATAGCGTATTTTTTGTCATCCATGTTTCTCGCCCTTGGGGTCGATCCCATAGTTTAATGCCTGGCAGGACAGACTATGCGCCAGGGCGACCGCTCTATCCAGTTCCAGGATTCCCATGCGCTTGGGCATACCCGCGATCTGTGCGAGAGCTGCGCGGTAATAAAAAATCTCCTCGTCCTTTGCCTTAGTAGCTTCGGCTATCCGGCCCTCGGCATACTCGATTGCGACCTGGCCCATAACGACATGGCGCTCTTTCCCCTCAACGAGCATCCCGGCCCGCGAGATTTTATCTCCTAGTTGGGCGGCAATCATGGTCATCTGCTACCTACCTTTTCATTGCAGGACCGGACAACGGCATTTATCGATTTGACCAGGACAACCACAAATTCACCGACCACCTGCATGGGCGCGGTGACGTTGACCTGAATCATCACGTCTCTTTCCCGACCACCAAACTCACGTTCCCACAACTCGTAATCGAAATGCGATTCACATACGCGCTGCACAATCTCATCGCGAGTCGCGGTGTTAATCATGCGCGCTGGGATTAGCGTTTCGACTTCTCCAGTAAGCCGGGTCTTTTCTTCGCCTATGGAAAGCGCACTCCATTTAATGCGCACGTACATCACTGGATAGAACCCCCGTCGATGACTCGCTCAAAATGGTCGCCTTCTTTTTTTTTAGAAACCCCCGAGTCCATTCTTCGGAGAATTGAAATTACACCATCCCGATAACCAAAACGATATGTCAGCATCATGCCGACGATGAAAGTAATGATGATGATAATGGAGGTTATTAGAAAAGGCATTTTCAATCCATGCTCTTGTTTTCATTAAAAAAACCCCTGGAGTAAGGAATGCCAGGGGGAGGTAAGGTGGCCTTCGATATGACAGACGGCTATCGGTCTAGTGGCTCATAACTGACCGTGGCGAAATTTAATATTATCCAAGGTGGATAGTCAAAGAAAAATGTTGCGTCATGCGAATCTTTTATCTAATCGGAATATATAGCCAACTTGGATTACAACAATCTGCCAGCATCGCCGCAAGCTGGGGAAACAGATGATGCGGCTATTTTTTTGCAAGGAAATATCTATGCGTAAATTACTTATGATGACGGCGGTTGCCGGTTTGATGGCAGCTCCTGCATTTGCTGCTGGCCCGATCTTTGGGCCAGGACCAGTCACGCCTCCGACCATTCCCGCCCCTGCGCCGACTACTCCTGCCCCTGCGCCGACCATCACAAATCCAGAAGCCAGCCTCTCAGTTGGTGGCGGGATTTCTACGGTTTCCAGCAACGGAAGCACCGGCAGCGAAACCTCATTTTCCGGCACTCAGAGCGGGACTTCGGTGGAAAATGGTTCATTCAATACTGCTTCGCAGGGTACTGATGCGGTGATTACGCCAGAGACCTATGCCGACGGATCGCTCCAATCTTATGAAACGGATACAACCTATACGCAACAGTCCTCTGGCGGAACTTTCAGCAATACCGCACAGTCCTCCGAGGCTTTTGGCGGTGAGACCGGGGGTGGTGCTTATAGCGGAGCAGCCCTTGAGGGCGGAGTTTCCGTGACGGAGAGCGGAACGTTCCCTGCCAATGGATCGTTCAACCCCTTCTAATCTTTTGTAGCGGCGACGAGTCAGGTTGCACCCTGGCTCGCCACCTTAGCAAACAAGGCTAACGATATGAAACGGTTCATTTTTCCAATCGTCGCGCTATGTATATGGGCATTACCTATGGTTGCGCAAGCGAGTAATGAAACTTCTAGTTCAACCTCGGCTGGTGTCGCCAACTCTGGTGCCGACTCTGGGGCCAACGCAAGTTTTTATGGGGGTGCAAGTACATCCGTCTACCCTCAGAACACGCCCGCACCGACTGCTCCACCTTTCGTTACCGCAAGCCCGTGCATGGGTGTCATCAGCGGGGCGGGAACATCCCCGGTTGTGGGCATCGCCCTAGGTATGTCGTACAAGGATAAAGAGTGCGAGCTTCGCGCAAATGCAAGCGCCTTGAACTCGCTCGGCGCGCGGATGGCCGCTCTACAGATCATGTGCCAGCTACCGGACGTGAAGCAGGCAATGACCGCTGCTGGAACGCCATGCTCAAGCGTGACGCGGGCCGAAGCATCACCAGTACACCCGATGGACCAGACGGAATTTCAGCCAACTGGAACCGGGTATGTCCAGGCCAATGGAGGGATTGCCCCGGTCAAGATATGCAAGCAGGTGTTCGTTCCCCCCGCCAATCCAGATGGCGCGGGCTACATGGACCAGCGTTGCACAGAATAACCCGAGTCGTATTTTTGTGAACGATTTGACATAATCCGAGTTGGATTTATTATACAAGCACGTAAAAAACTTCTGCTTGTCTAAAATTCAAAAGGGTAAATTATGAATTCGTTCACGAAGACACTTCTCGCATCAGCATCCTTCATTGCACTCGCGGCACCCACCGCGATGGCTCAGACCATAGTGCTCCCGACCAGCCCGAGCCTGGCGGGTCTCCCGGCTGGTGAGTCTGGCGCATCCATCGCTCCGACCCAGCAAACGGGCGTTGGCACCATCGCTTCTCCTGTTACCCCTGGCATTGCTGGCCTTCCGCCTGGCGAAGCTGGCACGTCCATTGCCCCGACGCAGCAAGTTCCGGTTCCGGCTACCGGCCCCGTGAGCCCGCTCACGGGCAGCGGCGCAAGCGGTGGGGCGACCATTCCCCAGGCTGCAATCAACAGCACCCAATTTGCGATCAACAACGCCCAGGCAGTAACCAACGCAGCCCAGGCGACGGAGAACACCACGCTCCAGAGCGGAATCACCACCAACGCGAACACCATCAGCAGCAACGAAGCTGCCCAGGCTATCGTGAATACCGCTCAGGCCGCGACCAATACCAACCTGCAAGGTCAGATCACCACCAACTCTGACACGATCACGAGCAACGAAGCCGCCCAGGCTGTTGTGAATACCGCTCAGGCCGCGACCAATACCAACCTGCAAGGTCAGATCACCACCAACTCTGACACGATCACGAGCAACGAAGCCGCCCAGGCTGTTGTGAATACCGCTCAGGCCGCGACCAACGCAGCCCAGGTCACGACCAATACCGCTCAGGCAGCTACCAACGTTTCGCTCCAGAGCGGAATCCAATCGAACACCAGCCTCATCAATGCCGATGACGCCACGCTGACCAACCAGGAAGTCGGCACGATCTCTGCCGATGGCACGAACGTTACCCTCGGCAATGCTGCCTCGGGTTACACTGGTCCGGTTGCGCTGAACAATGTTGCGAACGGGTCGGTTTCTTCGGGCAGCACCCAGGCAATTAACGGTGGCCAGCTCTACGACGCGGAGCAGGGGTTCAACCAGCAGATCGCTGGCGTCAACCAGCAGATCGCTGGCCTGAACAGCCAGATTGGTAAGGTGGAACGCGCTGCTAATGCAGGCACCGCCGCTGCTATGGCTGTTCCGTCGCTCCCGATCCTGGCACCGGGCAAGGAATGGATCGGCGCTTCCTATGGCGAGTATGCTGGCCAGAGTGCCCTTGGCGTTGGCTATGCTTACCAGATCAACAACCATTGGAATGTCGGCGCTGGCGTTTCGGTCCCGGTCACGGGCGGAAACATCGCGTTCAAGGTCCAGGCTGGCTACGAGTTCTAATCTAAAACCTACTCCCCGCATCGCGTGCATGGTGCGGGGATTTCTAAAAGTCGGCAAGTCTCCCGTATATCTTGACTGACTGAGAAAAGGTTAATCCGTATGGGGTTTAGGGAGTTTATCCTTTTAGCATAAACTCCCTAAATTAAAGGGAAAAAATGATTACATCAGGACAGTGCCGTGCCGCGCGTGCCTGGCTAGGATGGTCTCAAAATGACCTCGCCAAAGCATCCGGCTTAACCATCGGAACAGTCGTAAATTTTGAGCGGGACCAGAGTATCCCGCGATCCCGCAGCATGAATGAGATTGTCCGCGCCATAGGTATTGCTGGAATTAGACCAGTATTTCAGGGCGGGCGAGCAATTGGAATTATTTCTGAAAGCAGAGAATAGTAAATTTTAGGGCTGGCCCTAGCCCCCGCACCATGAGGCTGGTGCGGGGTTTTTAACCTTGATGCGTTTCCAAATAGGATTTAGCATCAAGGTATGAAAAAAATTATCCTGCTTTGCTCATCAGCGATTTTATCAACATTTTATGTTGCCGCTCCAGCTCAGGCTCAGGACTTATTTCAATCGCAATGGCGGGCTCAAGCGCATTGTCCAAATGATACGGTCGTTTGGTTGAACACCAGGACCAGAATTTATCATTTTCAGGGTGAACGCTGGTATGGAAGAACGCGCAATGGTGCGTATGTTTGTGAACACGAAGCAGATGAAGCCGGAGACCGCGCAACAGAGAATGGGCAATAAGTAAAATTAAATGATTATGACCTGGTGATCCATATGAGTTATATTCTCAATCTCACATGAGGTTGAGGAATAAAAATGGCTCGGATTCTGACTCCAGAAGAAATCGTTGCTAGGGCACTCAGCTATAAACCAGCCGAGATATTCATAGGATATTCCGGCGGAAACGATAGCGCGGCAGTCGTTCACTGGATGATGAATAACGTTCCGGGGTGTAAGGTTCTTCACATCAATACCGGCATAGGCATAGAGCGGACGCGCCAGCATGTGCGCGAGACATGTGCCGCTTACGGCTGGGAACTTGTGGAGATCAGGGCCAAAGAGGATTGCGGCCAGGACTATGATACGATTGTCAAAAAGTACGGATTCCCCGGCCCCAACGGTCATCAGTTCATGTATCGGCGTCTTAAAGAGCGTTGTATCGAACACCTTCTACGCATTTACAAAACCAAGCGATCGGACAAGATTATGATCGCGACCGGTATTCGCCATGATGAATCCAAGAACCGCGCAGGATATGCAGGGCGGGAGATCAATTTCAAGGGCGCGCAAATGTGGGTGAATCCGCTGTATTGGTGGACCGGCACCGACATGCGGCAGTATATCGATGCTGCAAAGATGCCCCGTAACCCCGTCAGTCAAATGCTTGGCATGAGCGGTGAATGCTTGTGCGGGGCGTATGCTCATAAGGGTGAAATGGCCTTGGTACGGCTTGTTTGTCCTGCCACAGCCGACCGCCTAAAGCGCCTTGAGGATGAAGTTAAGGCTTGCGGCCATGAGTGGGGATGGGAGGATAGGCCGCCCACTGTGGCTGAACAGTTCATCGCCAAGAACCAGTATGCGATGCCATTTTGCAATGGCTGCGAGAAGGCAGCTTAGTGAAAATCAACTCGACATTACGAAGTCAGCCACTTAGGCCGCAATGTCAGATCAACCTGATTTTATGAATAGCCTTAAGATTGGTCAAACTGCTTATCGATCTTAAAGAGGCTGTTCTTCATTGCCTCCAGGTCGGTGATCCTCGGTGGATCATGTGCCCAGTTCTGGGTGTAAGAGCATCCATCGCCCGCACAAACCCATCCATCCCTAGTCGCTACAAGGTCGGCGCTGCAACTCCCGCAGGTATAGGGGTGGAGGAATCCGCAAGCCTGGTGGGCATTGAGGCGGGCAACCGTATCGTCAGACCAGGGGGAAGTGACAGCCATCAGAGATCAAAAATCCAGGGGGTGTATGGGGTTCCAGGGTAAGCCGACACGTAGCCCTGGAGCGTGTGTGCATGGGAGCGGCACCCATCGGCCTGGCCAGCTTAGGCAAAATGTTTCGATGATTCAAGAAAATTTGTTGCCGCGAGCTGGGGGATTAACCCAGCCACCTGACTACTATGTTTCGTCATCAACCAGCCTTACCAGGGGTGCGGACCTCCTTGCGGAAGGGCCAGGGTAGTTCGGCTAGTAGGTGTCCTGTGCGAGATCGCAGCACAAGGACGGTAATGGATGAGCCGGGGAGGCGTCAAGGACAATCCGACTTGGAACAAATGAGTTCTGGCACTGAGGGCAATTCGGGTATCTAAAGGATTCTTTATTCCATCGTGGAGATTGAAAATGCGTAGCATTTTTCTACATCACTCGGAAAATCTGGATAACCTTAAATAGAAAACGCCGGTCCCTGCTAAACCGGCGCCTCCTATTACTCGCAGTACCCACATTGTCCGTATCTGCATCTAGTAATGAGAAACGAACCGGAGCGCAAGCAGTTGTTTGTGAATGGATTGTTTCATGCTCTATGCAACAGCGGATACAAAATTAGCTAAATCCCTGGAAAGATACGACACGCGACGGCGAATAGCCTGGCTGCGCGACCGAACAAATGGCTATGTCCAAGATTTAAGCGCGCGGTTTCACCTGAAAATCTCCTGCCTGGTAGCCGGTCACGCGGTCGAAGACCCCGAGAGCGAAGCCTTGCAAGCCGTGATCGGCATCGGGATTAAAGCAAACCTCACGCCCGAAGAAATCCGCAAAGCATTCATGCTCGATTGGGAGGCCGGGATTATCATGGCGAGGAAGCTCAGGCAGCGGTGCGAACGTATCGCGGCGCAGCAAATCCAACTCTACCGTCGCCGGGACGGTATCTACCTTGCGTTGATCGATGACACAAAAAACTGGCCAGCCGATTGGCCGTTCCTCTCCTCATCCGACCTCGCCACCATCGCCGCCCGGTTCGAGCGGCATCCAAATCGGGGCGACGCGACATGAAAGAGCCAATAGATTTTGATGAGTACAAAGCCAAGAAAAAGGCTCGTGAGCATATGGGGTGGGTGAGCGAATGCCAGAAAACAGACTCTGGAAAGCCGATCCCAAATCTTGCCAGCGCATACTTAGGGTTGTCGCTCGACCCCCACCTAAGAGACCTCATCGGATACGACGACATGGCCAAAAACAACTATCTCCTCAAGCCAATGCCTGAAGAAGTATTACACGCAATTGAGAATAGAATAGATAGTCAATCACACAAAAATGAGCCAAAATTACGCAAATATCCATCAATAATTACCGATGCTGATACAGATGTTATACAAAAATACTTACAAATTTGCGGTTTAACCCGCCTCGGAAAAGAACCCGTCCAACAAGCAATCGGTCTGCGCGCTCAGCAAAATTACTATCACCCGCTAAAGACCTATCTGGAATCCCTGCAATGGGATGGAAACCGTAGGTTGCATGGATGGCTGAACGCATATCTCGGTGTCGAACACTCACCTTATGCCTCCCAGATCGGCACCATGTTCCTCATAGCTATGATCGCCCGTGTCTTCCAACCTGGATGCAAGGCCGATTACATGCTTGTCCTGGAAGGTCCGCAAGGCGCTCTCAAATCCACGGCCTGCGCAACCCTGGCGGGAGCATGGTTCTCAGACAACTTACCCGACCTCAACAAATCCGACCCCATCCGCCTCTCCATCCACCTCCGAGGAAAATGGCTCATCGAGATCGCGGAAATGTCCAGCTTCAACGCAACCGAATCCCACCGCCTCAAAGAGTTCATCACCCAACGCGAAGAACGATACACCCCAAAATTCGGCCGGAACGAAGTTTACGAACCCCGGCAATGCCTATTCATCGGCACAACCAACCAATCTGTCTACCTAAAAGATGAAACTGGAGGTAGACGATTTTGGCCAGTCATTTGCGGCACCATCGACCTCGAAGCCCTAGCCCGTGACCGCGACCAGCTCCTGGCCGAAGCCGTCTCCCTATTCCAAAGCGGAGCGCACTGGTGGCCAGGCCGAGGCTTTGAGGCAGAGGTCATCAGACCACAGCAAGAAGCCCGGTACGAGGCTGACATTTGGGAGCGTATAATCCGCGATTACCTATCGGGTAGGTATGAAGTTACCACTTTGGAGATCGCAAACGTTGCGCTACAGATACAGGTGGGTATGATCCAGACAGCAACAAACAGGCGAATCGCAAGTATTCTCAGGAACTTAGGGTGGGTTTCTAAACATACAAATAAAGGAACTGTCTGGGGACAAAAGTGACAGATGACAGTAAGTGACAGATAAAACCTTCTTGTGTGCCTTGTAATTTTCAGCGTCCACAAGAAGGTTTTATCTGTCACCATCTGTCACCTGTCACTTTTTTTGTGGTACATAATCCAAAATGGAGGGGAAAATCATGGAAGAAAACGACATAGACCACGACCAAAAGAGGCTTGAGGAGATGGGTGAAAAAGTTCTCCAGCTTCTAAAATCCGCAAACGATGGAATGAACCTCTCAGCTAGGTCCGCACGCCGGGAACATGAGGCCGGAAACTTCGACCGCGAAGCCGCATTCCTCAACGCAACCGCCAATTTCAGCATCGCCCAAGCCATGATCGCGATCCACCTCCATAGCGAATATCTCCAGACCATCCGCCAAATCGAAGACCACGACAGGGAAAAACCCCATGATCGATGACATCCTGATCTCCCAGGAAACCGCAGATGGCCTATCAAAAATCGGCATAGGCCAGTTCTTCACCGCAAACCTGGCCGACCGGATGGCCTTTGCCGTAATGGTCATGGTCGATCTCACGGATAATCCAACTTGGTTCCCAGAGGGCAAGTGGGCGACAATCCAGCTTATCCGCGCACAACTGAGTGACCGGGCGGCAGAACTGGCAAAAAATAAAAACAAATAATCGAATGGGGATGTTTTTTTTTGAAGCCCTGATGACCCAACGGGCGCGTGCGGCGCGCATCATGTGCGGGCCTGGGTCCGCGTTCGGGTGGGTGGGTGCGCGCGTTCGCACGCGCTCATCCGCCTGCGCATCCGCGAACGCGAACGCGCACGGGTATTATATCTATCACGCCATCGGAAAACATTACTTCTCCGATGGTCCGGCAGAAAACCTAGCAATTCCAACGGGTTAGCGCGTGCGTTCGCATTCGGGCGTTGGTGCGTATATGCGCGAACACGCGAACGCGAACACGCAGATGCGCGGATATGCGCGCGAACACGCGAACGCGAACGCGTGAACGCACGCGAACGCACGAACGCGATTGCGCGATTGCGCAATTTTGCGGTTGCAAAAAAAATTGCCGGGTGCTATTTGTCGCTAAATCGCGCCGCGTCGGTTTTGTCGGTCGGTAGTTTGCCAATCGCTGCCAATTTGTCGGGCCGCATCACTGCACGCGGATTGACGTATCGGGTCGCAGTATCCGGCGTCACAAGTTTTTTGGTTTTCTTCTCAAACGCGAGAATTGTAGAATCCATGCGCCGCTTGGCCATAGTCGCGCGCCCTCTCTCCGCTGCATCGCGCATCCTGGTCCGAATATTGTCGCGTCGCATCTGCGCCACCGCGTGCTCATGTGCCAGCTTTGGCAGCAATTCCGCCAGTATGGGCTTTAAACCCGTTTTAAGGGCCTGCCAGCGGCCTGCACCAGTTCTGGCGAGCGAAGCTAGACTTTCATCGTCCAAGTCGCTGGAGGGGCATCCAGCGGCCCAGAAATGGCATGTTATCGCCAGTATGACCTTGTAGGTCGCACCCGAACAAAAAAACATGGCGCGATGCGTCAAAACGAGATCAACCGGCATCGGTAGCGGTCTAATTTTGGCCATACCGCCGGATTTACCCGCTTTTTTGCCAATTTACAAAAAAATCTCCAAATCATCGGAAAACCCCATTGACCGCGAATTGCGATGATGCTTTAAGCTGCCCATGCGTTGGCATGGTGCCGAAGCATTCAAGGGAATTACCCGATGGCTAAATATCAAACCTTGTGCGAATTTCTGGCGGAAATGGGCGGTTTGCGTTCGTTCCGTGGCCAGATGGATACAATCGGTTCATCCGATCTCCGCTCAATTGGCGCGGATGCGTGGCACAAGGCAAAACCTTTCCGTAAAAAGCTGGTTCGCCTGGAAACGGGTTTGACGCCGGATGACGCGACGTTGGCGGCATGGAACGCGGGATATTTTCCGCAATTCTCCGAACGGCCAGAAGTTCAGGATTTGATCGATGCGATTGACGGTGAGCTGGCGGGTAAGCCGGTTTACACGTTGGATGATGCGCACGAGATTTTTAACGATGAGATGGCAGCGTATGAACGTGAAATGACAATGCAGGGTCTGCATGACTTGGCCGAAATTGATCCATCGGACGAATTCGAGGTCGCGCCATTTATTGACGTTCCAGGCCGCGCGATTCCGAAAAATTCGGAGTTAATTGTGGGCGCGAACGGCGAAGCGGTTTACATTTATTGTCAAATTTACATTAACAAAAAAGGATTTGAGGGTAAAACGTTTTACGCAAAAGCGTTCCGTGCGGGTGAAAAAAATCACGATTGGCACAATGCTTTTGCATCGCACGAATTGCGCGAAGACAAGATTAACGAATTTTTTGCCTCAAGCCTGGAGCTGGTTTAATGCGTCGCCTAACTTGTAATATCCGTTGCCAAACTTCAATAAAACATATTTGCGAATGTCCTTGCGGCGGAAAAAATCATGGTCGCCTAATCGTCATGGCGTGTGACGATCCAGATTCGAGCGCCGAACCGTTGCAGGTAATACAAGCGCGTTTGCGTCACAAGGCATTGCCGCTGCCGATTGTACCGCCGAACCCTAATCAATTCGATCTGTTTTTGTAAGGTTTTTGATATGTCAGAATTTACGTGCTGCAATGTTATCGATGGTTCCGATTGCTGGAATGACGCGACATGGAACGCGGATATCAAATCCGCTGATCCTGATCTGGCGGGGATTAAATATACCGGATCGTATTGCACTGAATGCAAGCGCGCGGGGATATCCCGCAACGTTACGGCATGGCGGCGCATTGTACCGGCTTTGGTGCTGGAAGGTGGGGATGTATCGGCTGACACGTTTGCGCCGTCCAAACCAGCTCCTAGCGCGTTAAAACAGGCTTCCCTGTTTGCGATGCACCATGACGCAAAACCAAACAAGATGGCGCGACATGCCGCGCCAACATTGATGGATTGGCTTGACGCTAACCCGTCAAAATAAATTTAAAAAACCACCGGAATTCCATTTGACAAGGTTTTCCGATGGCTCTATAGACTGCATATGCGCTGGAATACACCGGCACAAAACACGGAGATACCGATGAAGATTTTAAATGTTTGGCAGTATGAGGATTGCACCGGGCGAATCTGTAAAGGTGCAATGCTCGGATTTTCCGATTTTGGTGGTACGGACATAACATACCGATTCCATCGTTTAAACGACAACGGTTTTCCGATTGTGCATGACAATGGTGGTATAACGTTGGATTTAGTTAGTGGTTCTCGCTTGAAAGCCGCAACACGAATCGGCAACGTGAAAATTGAAGATTAACCAAAAGTTTCGGGGATAAGATTGTGGATAAATTTACTGTTGAAATTGATTGCGGAAATGCAGCGTTCTATGAAGTTGATCGCGAGTATGAGGTGGCAAGAATTTTGCGTGAATTGGCGGATTCGTTGGAATCTGGGCGGATCGGAAAGATTTACTTGCATGACTATAACGGCAACCGCGTTGGTGCAGCTAAATTCGAGGAATGCTAAAATGATTTCGACGCAAAAATATGATGGCCTGATGATTTGCGCATTAACGCCAGAACAGCACGCCAGAACATGTGACTACTGGTACACCGTCACAACCCACGGGTTCACGACACATACCGCGTTCACCACGCGGGGCGCGTTGCTTGGGTGGCTGCATGAAAGGGGATTGACGATTGACGATAGCGCCATCCCCGAACAGGGAAAACACGCTGTAGTACCCGTCAAGGGCGCGTATCGTACCGCGATGCACCTGGGCAGCTATGACGGATTTTTCGCGCTCCGGGGTCGTCGAACTAAGGTAATGTCGAACGCATCGGTAACGCTCGCAATCATTACCGATGATGAAGATGGTCTAAAAACGGTGCATTATCTAAACCCAAACATGCAGGATCGCCCAGTTTTCCCCTGGTCTGATCTGCCAAAATAAATTTAAAAAAACCATCGGAATAGTGTTTGACATATCAATACCGATGGTTTAAACCTTCTCATACATTGGCGATTGTGCCAACATTCACTTGGAAAGTACCAAAAATGACTGAAAACAAAACCGCAATTCTCCGTCGCATTCGTGCTCTTGCCGCGAAAACTGTTGATAATGGTTGCACGGAGGAAGAGGCATTTAGCGCGGCGGCATTGCTGGCACGGTTGGTTGATAAATATGGTTTTTCACCTTCGGATATCAACGAACCGGCTGAAAAATTGACAGAGGCGAAAATTCGTTCGACCGCGAACGCGCGTGCGAAGGAATGGTTTGCTATGGCGGTGGCCGTATATTGCGATTGCGAGGTGTTGATGCGTCGCCTTGATACCAACAATCGCGAGTTGGTGTTCTTTGGCATGGAAACGGATGTTTTGATGTGTGAATATATCATGGCAATTCTTGATCGTGCGAATGAAACCGGGTTCAAAGCATTTTTGATGCAGGAGAAACTAAACGCGCCGTATGGTGCGAAAAAAACGCCAAAGGATATCTACCACGACCGCAAGGCATTTGATGCGGGCATGGCGAATCGGGTAAATGCGCGGCTAAAAGAAATGAAAAATTCGCGTAATTCCACGGTGGATGAATCTACCGGGCAGACGGGCGGTGCGTTGGTTATCGTAAAAAATGCGGTCGTATCGGAGGCATTTGCGGAAAAATACAAGCTCAGGCACCGCAAGAGCAGCACGAAAATCAATCATCGTGGCAACGCATATGCTTCTGGTCAGCGCCAGGGCGATAGCGTGGCAATAAATCGCGGCGTCGGCGGCAGTTCGCAATTGCGTTTATCCTGATTGGAGTTTTTTATTAAATAGGTTGACGGTGGCGGGCGGGTGGGGATATCCTGCCCGTCGCTGAAATATAACTTGGAATTGTCCAAGTTCGGATTGGAATTTTACCAATGAAAAAATTACATAATAAAATGCGTGTCGATTTTTTCGATAATGCTGAGAGCGGCCAGCGCAAGGTCAGCGTGCAGATCATCGATGCGGTGGAATTCGATCAGGTATTGCTTGTCGATGACCTGGCGGCGGTGTTTAAGCGCCTTGGCGGGGTGCTGCGGGCTGTTGCGGTGGCCTATGGGTGGCTGGTAGCTCATCCCCGCTTGGCGCTGTTGTGCGGCGTCATGGCGGCTTCTATGGCCACAATGTTCGCCGGTATGGTGGCTTACTATTTCGGGCTTTCCGGTTAAAGAAGCATCAGCAATTGCGTTGACGCGGTTGTTGTCGGTGATGTACTAAGTTCTTACGGCTGGAGTTCACCAGCCTAGCATATGGAGTTTACCAAATGTCTGCATTTCTCATTAACCCAGATACCATGAATAAAGTGATTCGCGCGATTTGCGCGCCAGCGTATTATCGCCCGCACAATCGCATGTTCGCGGGTTATAACGTTGACCGTTCAAACTCTTGGGACAAGATTGGAAGGGCCTTGTTCGCGTTGAATGTTGAGGCGGTAAGCCAACGCTACCCGAGCGAACGCGGGAAGTTCCACACATTTGAAGAGTACCGATTTGAGGGAATCCCGTACATGCGGGATCGGTCGGAGATCGTTTCTTGCTACAAGGCCGCGCAGTGCTTGGCGTATCAGTGCAGCGAGGGAAATGTTCCAGAGGAGGCAATTTATAAAGAATTGCGCGACATTATTTTGGAATTGCAGGAACGCATTGTCGCGGAATTGGATGAATACAAGGCGGCGGATTGGGGATAGGGATCAGGATGACAAATAGGATTAGGGAATTGAAGGTGGTGAAAAAAACTATTGTTCGCAGGTTCCAGAAGGGGCAGGCGATCAGGTATGTTGGAAACAATAACATGTACGGGCGGATCGGTAGCATCGATGGGTTTACCTCTCCAACGCGCTACAGGGTAATTCTTGAAGGGCGGTATTACACGGTATCACAAGACAACATTGAGGCTTTCAGCGGGTCGGAAAATGGCTAGGATGCACATTCGTATTCCTGATCGGGTGTTTTGATTTTTAGAGTAGAGGGACCGGCACACGGTGCCGGGTTCTTTCTCGTGGTGGATGATGTTGCGCTATTTTGGTTTAGTTTGGTTTGCGGCTTGGTGTTGTGTTCGATTGCGGTTTTCCTGTTTGCTCGAATCTCCAGGAGCGGGAGATTTTGCCGAACAAACCCCGCTAGACCTGATTCAAATTTTGGGGGCATAGATGAATAAAAATCTACCGGCTAAGCCGCAAGAGCTGATTGCGCGGGATATTGTTAAGGCGATTGCAATGAACATTGGAAAGGACGTGGCATTTCACATAGAAACCATGTATCCGCTGGCCGTTTCTGCCACGTCAAGAAGTATGCTGTTGTCGGTCAGGAACGCGGTCTATAATGAAATTATGGCGGCTCTGGATGTGACAGATGAGACAGAAATTTTGGCCCGCCTGCAACGTCGCAAGGCGCATCGGAGGGAGATAAAAGCTATGATGAAAGCCGGGACACGCGGGCCATGACGCCACTTGCACGATACCTTGAGATAATCAGATGGTCCTCCGGTGATCTGGCGGACCATTTTGGCATCAACAAGAGGACGGTTTTTCGTTGGCTAAATGGTCAAAATGATACGCCGGACAACGTTCTTGTATGGGCAAGGGAATTGGCGGAATTTCATCTTGCGCACGGCTTGCCGGATGGGTGGGTGTCAAACAACAATAACGATTTCAAATCGATTGGGGATTGACAGGGAGGAAACGTCCAAGGTTATGTTGATTCGTCAACAATGGGAGTTCACTATGCGTTCTAATAAGTTGGGTTTTCTCTCGGTTTCCGCTATTATACTGTTGGCTGGTTGTCAGCAACCAGGCGCAGACCTGGGGGCAAATGTCTACGATGCGAGCCAAGTCAACCAGAATCAAAACGCTAAAGTGATTGATATTGTCACGATTGCCCCCGCCCAGATTAAGGTCAGCAACGCTCAAAACCAGAAGACTGCGGAAGTCGCTGGTAGCATTTTGGGTGCTGTTGGCGGGGGTCTGTTGGGCAATAGCTTGAGCGGCGGCATGGTGCGCGGTAGCAATACCGTTGGCGGTGCAGCATTGGGGGGCATCGCAGGAGCGGCGGCGGGGTCGTTGGTTTCATCAACGGCGCTGGTTGATGGCGTGACAATCGGTTACAATGAGGACGGTTCAATTCATACTTCGACGCAGGTTGGCGAAATGTGCCAATTTAAGCAGGGTCGGGCTCTGGTTGTGATGACGCAGGAAAATGAAACCCGCGTGCAACCAAATACAGATTGCCAGAAGCCTACCAACAACGGCTAATTTTCACTCCATAAAAAATTGGATTAACGATGAAAATTCTTGCGACCGCTGTAGTCTTCACCGCTTTGGCCGGGGCTTGTTATGCCCAGAATTCCGACTCCGGCCCAATTGTTGGGCTTGCTGCTTTGGCGGCAGCGCAGGACCAGGATCAAGCGGAAGCTGCGGCGGCGCAAGCAGCCGAGGAGCAGGCGAGAGCGCAGGCAGAGGCCCGCGCCGAAGCGCAACAGGCAGCAGTTGAACGTCGGGCAGCAGCGCAACAGGCAGCAGCAAATGCTGAGGCAGAAGCCGATAAGCAGCGCAACGAAAAATACCAGGATAAGTTGCGAGATATTAACCTTGAACGACAACAGATTGATCTGGAAAAGGAGCAAACTGATGTCAATCGGGAAAACGACATTATCAATGCGCAGTTGAAGGCGCAGAATGCGCAAACAGATGTAACGCAATCTCAGGCCGATGCGGCGCGCACACTGGCGCAGGGCCAGGCAACGGCAGAGGTTACAGAGGCGCAGGGTGACAAGACGTTGGATAGTGACGTGGGTGCGGCTGTAGTGACCCGCGCGCAGGGTGCGGCAACGCTCGACACTGACAAAGGCAAGGCGGATGTGAAGAAAGCCGGTGGCTTTCTAAACAATAGTGCGGGCGGCAGTTAACCTACCTTTAACCGCATTGGCACGTAGGCTTTAGCATGATGTTTCGCGCAATAGCGGCTTCCAGGCTTTAGGTTATCGCCGCAAAATCGGAACTCTGGAGTTCTCGGGGTTCCGATTGGCCATTGGCAAGTTTCAGCGGACCTTTTTAGGGTCGGCGCTGGAGCTGGTGGGTTGCGCGGCCTCGGTGCCGACTGCGTTTCTGTATGCTTTGGCGGCAATTCGCCTGGTGGTCCAAGGCGGCGAGTTTTTCGGCTCACGCTCTCGACCGTGCGGCCCATTTGGCGCGCAATGTCTGATGTTTTGACCTTTTTTTCTCGCAAATCCCGAAGTTTTCTAACTTCGTCGTCGGTCCACGGCTTGGAATTTATCATAGTTCGCCTTGTGTCATCCTTAGAAGGCCACATTGCGCACAAATTACGGAATCGTCTACTGTTTCGCAATGGCATCGTTCGCTAGTCATGGGTTTGAACTCGTTGAACCTCATGTGACGCAAGGCCCTACTGGCTTTTGGCGGCGGGAAACGTCTTTTCATGTTATGCGGCCCAAGTCGCGGATTCGGACAATAGTTCTTTGCTCGGCGCGGTTTTTTGCCTGCACATGTTGGATGTCGGATCGCAAATGCGTTGGATCATCCCCGGCGATGATGCCCAGCCCATAGGGGTGGCGCGCGGATCGGGGCTGTAGAAGGTCCAAGAGGAATTTCCGGCTTTCCTGTAGGTTGTCTTCATCTGGCCGTTTCAGAGAATAGCGGAGAATACTCACGGACGCGAAGGTAAGCGGGCTTTTTGGTGCGCTGGTGATTGCCCGCGATACCTCATCGGATAACTCATGTATCGCGGCACTTTTTTTTGACCAGTGCATATTTTTTTTCACGTTGGGCAATAGGAGCGGCCTGGAGAGGGTTATGGTGATATCTGGGTGTATCTGCCCGCCTAATTGCTGCACCGCACCGGGGGGCTTCTGGGCGGCTTTCTCTGGCCATTTTGCGGGCAGTGCGGCCTGTTCCTGGCCAGCTCTGCGGCGCTCGTAGTCTCTCAGCCACGCTTCATCGAATCTGGCCATGCCCCGCGTGCTCTCGTGCTTGCGTGTGCTGCACGCGCTTACTTGGCGATTTGCTGACTAAATCTGTTATGGTCATTGACCAATCTTTTTCCCTGGCAATGTCGATTACCTTTTGCCAGTACAGGGGTGGGATACCGCGCGTTTTCCAGTGTCCGATGCAGATTACAGACACGCCGAATGCTTCCGCCGCATTTTTTGCTGGCCCGAATCTGTCAAGGAATTCGTGGTGATCCATGTAAAAAAATAGTTCCAAAAAGGATAAAAAGTCAAGTTATTTGCTATATGTCTTTCAAAATCTCGCCAATCCAAATTGGAACAGAATTTACTTTGACCAGGTATCCCAAACGGATTAGATTTACCAAGTCTAAAAATTAAGAAAAATTTGGAGCGATGTTCGTTATGAATGATATCGTCAGAACTGACACGCCCGAATCTGTGTCCCTGTTAAATATCATTGCCGAGGCTGCGCGCAATCCAGAAACCAACATAGCCAATCTGGAGGCGTTGTTAAAAATGCAGCGGGAGGTTTTGGCGGATCAGGCAAAGATTGCATTCACCCGCGCGCTATGGAGGCTGAAAAAAGACCTTCCCCACGTCAGCAAGGACGGCACAATTGATCTGGGTGTGAAGGGAAAAATGAAGTTTGCCAGATGGGAAGATATGGCAAAAATCACTGAGCCTTTAATGGATCGCGAGGGGTTTACGCTCTCGTTTGATACTGAGGAACGCAACAGGGACGGCGGCGGCTCTGTCGTCATTGGCGAGCTGACACATGTTGACGGGCATAGTAAGAAGGCGCGGTTTAGCCTTCCGCTGGATACCGGCCCAGGAAGAAACAACCTCCAGGCGGCTGCTTCAACGCTCAGCTATGGGAAGCGGTACGTGGCTGAAATGCTGTTAAACATCGTGCGCAAGGGCGATGATGATGATGGGGTGGCGGGCGGAAAACGGTACATAACAACAGCAAAGAAAGAAGAAATAGTTAAGCTGTTGCAGGAAACGGATTCGGATGTGACGGCATTTTTGCGTCATTTTGGCGTAGAGAGTGTCGATGAGATCGAGAGCAAAAACGAGGTCGTGGTTATCAATTCGCTTGTCTCCAAAAAACTAAAAATGGAAGCCAAGAAAAATGAAGGAAGTACAGGTACAACAGGGGTCGCCTGAATGGATCGCCGCGCGCCTTGGAATCCCAACAGCATCAAATTTCGATAAAATTTTAACACCTGGCGGAAAATTATCAGAGTCTGCGCGGAAATTCGCTTACTACCTGGCGGCGGAACACCTGTTAAATCGCCAACTGGATAGCCTGGATTATCTCGAATGGGTGGCGCGCGGCAAAGAGCTGGAGCCGGATGCCGTCCAGAATTACGAATTTTTGCAGGATGTAAAAACGCGCAAGGTCGGGTTTATAACCACAAATGATGGCCGCATAGGGGCCTCCCCGGATCGCCTTATCGTCGGCGCAAATGGTGGCCTGGAGATCAAATGCCCGTCGCCCCAGGTTCATGTCGGGTATATGATCGATGGGTTTGGAAAGGCATACAAGGTCCAAGTCCAGGGACAAATGTACGTGGCCGAACTAGATTTCGTGGATCGATATTCGTTCCATCCTGAAATGCCGCCGTTTCTGGAGCGAACGGTGCGGGATGAACCGTTCATAACCCAACTGGCAGATGCGCTGAACCAGTTTTCAGATGACCTGGCAGAGATCATACGCAAGGCAAAGGCATCTGGGTTTTTTCAGGATCGTGTTGCCATGCTATCGGCGCATGACGATGCGTACCAACAAAATCTAGGGGATGAATGAATAATGCGAGACCTTCGGCAACTCGAAAAATACCGCACGATAGGCCAGCCAAATAGGCCAGAGGAAATGCAGTATGGCGGGGCTTTTCGGGTCGTCCACAAAGGAAACGTGCTCCGAATTATCGCGTCGAATGACGCTGGATGGGACCACGTATCGATTAGCCGAATGACAGCCTGCCCTAGCTGGGAAGATATGGAATTTGTGAAGCGTATGTTTTTCGAGGAGGGCGAGTTGTGTTGGCAATACCACGTCCCGGTGGGCGACCATATCAACATAAACCCCCATGTTCTGCACATATGGCGAAAACACGACTTTGAAATGCCGCTACCGCCGAGGTGGATGGTCTAATGTCCGAACCCGTCACAGTTCTAGCAGAATGGATAAAGTCACACCCGAACGCACATTCAAAACTCGAAATTGTGGGCGATCATGTAGTTTTGACTTTTGGGCCAAAATCCCGCGAGCTGCCTTTCCCGGCGTGGCTTTGGCTGATTCCGATGCTTTGGCCGGTGTTATTTTTTTTAAGTCCGCGCCGATAGTTTGCCCTTGCGCGACCATCGGAGTTAAATTATATAATAATTCCGATGGAGGTTTATATGCCCGAAGAACTGCCAGAAATGCGACCCGTTCAGAGTACAAATCTAGCTGCTATTGGATACGATCAAGAGGCGCAAAACCTCTATGTCCAGTGGCACGATGAAAGGGTCTCTGTGTATGAAGGGGTTCCGGCATTGATCGCCAGCAACCTGGAGAGCGCACATAGTGTCGGGCAGGCATTTAACCAGATCATCAGGGGAAAATATCAACATAGGTACATTGACCAATGAGAATTGAGAGTGTCGTTTGGAGTTTTGGACTTGTCAGTACCTACCTCGCGCTGGCCGCAAATTTTGGTTTGTTTCTGCATAACTCCCGGCGCAAACGTGAGTTAAATTTCATAATTGATGAGTTGCAAGAGGCAAAGCAGATTTATGATGCGGCCACAAGAGAACTTAAGGAATATTCCCATGTCCAGAATAAGTGATGTCGTAGCGAGGCACCTTCCGAAAAAGGTTAGGGATGGCCAAGTTGTTGCAAACAACGAGCGGGCCGAAAAGATTCTGGATGAGTTGAAGGGCGAAGGATTTATCGTTTTTAGCCCAGAAATTCGCACGGTTGTTTCAAATGCGTTGAACATGCTGATTGATGCAGGGAGTTTGACGCCAGATGACCGTAGGAGGATTGCGCAATCTGCTATGTCCACTGTATGGGGTGGTTTCTTTCCTATAGAAGACGATGAGAAATGATGTGGCCCATTCATTTAGCTATAGCATTTGCTATAGGTTTTTCGGTCGAAAGAATACAGTTTTTAGTTCTAAAGTATATAAGGGATAGATTTTGACTATGCGTGCTGCACTATACACCCGAGTTTCCACAAACGATCAGTCAACCGAAAGCCAGCGGCGTGAAATGATCGACTTGGCAATGCGTCGGAAATGGATTGTCGTTAAAGAGTTCACCGACCAAGGCATTTCAGGCGCGAAGGGCCGGGAGCAACGGCCAGGATTGGATGAAATGTTGAAGGCTTCAACGGGTGGGGAGTTTGATGTTATTATGGTTTGGGCCGTTGATCGGCTGGGCCGCTCTCTTGGCAATCTCATTCATACTTTGCAAGATTTGGATAAGGCTAAGGTTGGATTGTATATTCACCAACAGAACCTAGACACGACAACGCCAGCCGGTCGCGCCATGTTCCAGATGCTTGGCGTGTTTGCAGAGTTCGAGCGATCTCTAATTCAGACTCGCGTAAAATCCGGCATGGCTAAGATGAAGTCAGAGGGGCGTCGGCCAGGTCCGAAGGGAATTGAATACTCATCGCCGGACAAATACAATCTTGTTGTAAAAATGTTGAAAGATGGCATTCCGCCTTGGCGCGTTCACCAAGACACGGGCGCTGGTCATTCGACGGTTTTGAGAATTAGAGATGATATTAAGAAGGAAGCGGCTAATGGATAAGAAAGTCCTTGAGGATCATTGGAATGAATTGTGTTTACATGCACTAGATGGTGACATGCCGCCAGGGTTAATCGCTCTTTTTAAGAGGGTCTATTACGCGGGTGCCGTGGTTACGTTCAACGGAATTGTTGAGCGGTCAAAAGATAAATCAAGTACGATAAAAGAAAGGGGTATTTCTGTAAGAAATTTACGGAAAGAAATTTCGGATTTTTGGTCAAAACACGAATTGAAATGTCAGGGGTAAGGTATGCACATCCTAAAGGTATTTCTGCACGGCATAGGCGAAACGCTCATGGTGCGGTTTAAGGAAAAATCATCGGCTGATAAGGCAAGGTCAGAAATTGAGGGTATGTTATTCCAGGATAGCGGGAAAATACCTGGTCCGGTGCTGATCGAGGATGATTTTGGACTATCGGTAAATATACCATACCATTCGATTATGCTGGTACAGCAAATTGATTTTGAAAAGGCTATAGAGGGGGATGCGCAGTGGCAATTTGTGCAGCAAAAGATAGGAACACGAACGCTGGATAGATTGAAGGCCAGCTCGCCGATCATAACCCCTCTTGAGGCTTCATTCCCGAACGGGAGTAGGAGGATGTAATGGATAAGGATGATAAGGTAGTTCCAATAAGCGAAAATACCTATCACGTTCCAGGGGTACAGGAGGAGGTTGTCGAGGCTATTGAGGATGTCCTGGCCCAAGCCAAACGTGGCGAAGTTACTGGCATCGTCATCAGCGCAGTGCGGGCGAACCATGAAATTTTATGCCATGTCGCGAAGGGGTCAGCGTCGTATTCATCCCTGGTGTCTGCCGTAGTCATGGGGCAATTTGATTTGTGCCACGTATGGTCAAGCCGTGAGTGATCTATACGATGCCCTAGGAATACCGAGGGATGCAGACAGGGAAACCGTAAGAAAGGCTTACCGGAAACAGGCAAAGAAAGCACACCCAGACGCGGGCGGAACAGTCGAGCATTTCGCGCTGGTCAAGGTAGCGCACGACACGCTGACCGATGACGAGCGGCGCGCACACTATGATAAAACGGGGCAATTTTCAGAGAAAGAACCGGATAACTCAAACTCCGAGGTCATGAATTTGATCTCTCGGAGCATAGACATGGCTTTGACCGCCGCGCACGAGAAGGGAACCCTTGACGTTGTGTTTTCGAGCGACTTGGTGGCTTTAATCAAATCCAAGGTGTCAGACCTAGTAAAAAAAAGTCACTCTGACGAATCTGATATGTTAAAGGCGATAAAAATAAATCAGAGGTTGCTAAGTAGATTCCGCAGAAAGCATAAAGATGACGGCCAGAATATGATGGATTTGCTGGTATCTGGCCGCATCAGAACGTTCCAAAATGGAATAGCCAACCAGCAAAAACAGCGGAAAATCGCAATGCGTGCGCTTGAGGTTCTGGGGGAATATGAGTTTGAAAAAGAGATATTGTCTCAGGATGATAGCCGCCAAGTTGGATTAAATATTTTAATGACGGCGATACAAAATATGAGGTAATCCCTCATGGATGGAAAAGAAGTCGCGCAAGTGGCTACGGGCGTTTTCGCATTTTCTGGAAAACCTTAGAATTGATAGCAAGCACATTGCAGCCGAATCGGCGGAAGCCGGTATAAAGCTAGACTTGTGGGATTCGCAGCAACGGGTTCTCGATTGCCTTGGGAATGGCCTAGATGATGGAATCCACGTTTTCTATATCCTAAAATCTCGCCAGCTCGGCGTTTCCACGGTCACACTCGCAATCCTCCTTTTCTGGCTGGCCATACATCCCCGCATTTTCGGTGCTCTCGTTATCGATAATGAAAAAAATAGCGAAAATTTCCGCAACATCCTTGTAAGATATATGGGGAGTTTTCCGGCCGGATTTTTTGGCAAGGCGTTCACGCTTGTTGCCAATAACTCGAAATTCCTAGAGTTCTCCAACGGCTCCCGCCTGGATTTCCTAGTTGCGGGTAAATCAAAAACGACATGGGGCGAATCTCGTGCCTACACAGTGGCGCTACTCTCTGAGGTATCAAAATACGGTCGAGCGGAAGGTCTAAATTCTTTCCTAGAAACCTTGTCTGAAACTAATCCAAACCGGCTCTATATGTTCGAGAGCACGGCGCATGGCCCGAACCATTGGAAAGCGATGTGGGAGGATGCCGGGATCGACGTTTACATGAAACGTCGAATTTTTGTCGGCTGGTGGTCTAGCGAGGTGAACACTATCGCAACGTCAGACCCGAGGTTTAAAATTTTTGGCGCTTCTGATCCAACGCCAGCGGAGAGGGAGAAAATACATGCCGTCAAAGAGGCATACGATTTTAAGGTTAATCGTAATCAGTTGGCCTGGTACAGATGGCGCGAGTCCAACAAGGCGACAACGCGGGAAATGCTGGATGAGTCCCAACCTTGGACGGAAGACGATGCTTTTGTGCTCAGTGGCATGTCGTTCTTCCAGGTACGCAAGGTTACAGAGGACTTGGAGCGAGCGACAGAGGCAAACTCGCTATGGTATCGCTATTATCTCGGCAATTCTTTCATGTCATCAAAATGCGAACAAATCCTAGATCAAAATCGCCGACCAGAGGTTGATCTGCGGGTTTGGGAGGAACCAGTACCGGGCGCGCGGTACGCCATCGGATTCGATCCGGCATATGGCAGAAATGACAATGCAGATAATAACGTTATCTGCGTTGGCAGGTGCTTCGCGGATAAATGGGTCCAGGTGGCAGAATACGCCAGCAACGCCCACACTGCCGGACAAGCGGCTTGGGTGATGGCCCACCTGGCGGGATGGTATCAGAACTGCATTGTAAACCTGGAGATCGGCGGGCCAGGCGACCAGGTTGTGATGGAACTGAACTCTGTACGACAACAGCTCCGATCAGAAGAATACCAAAAGGCGATGAATATAGCTCCAGGCGCGGTGAACTTCCTGGAAACAATGCGCTGGTATCTTTACCACCGACCCGATTCAATGGGCGCTGGATATGTCTATCACTGGCAAACTACGGTAAGGACAAAGTTTCGGTTGATTGGCGGCTTTCGAGATAGCCACGTTACCGAACAAATACGGATAAATTCAGTTTTTTGCCTGCGCGAAATGTACGATGTCACCCAGGAAGGCGCAGAGGTTAGCGCCCCATCAGGGTTGCACGACGACCGGGTATTTGCCGCCGCTTTGGCTGATGAGTGCTGGAAAAGCTGGATTCGCCCGTCGATGATTGCCCAAGGTCTCACCTACGACCGGGTAATACTTTCCAATGAGGGCGTAAAATCGCGGGTATCGGATATCCTGAATGCCAGCGTGATTCGCGCTCTAAATGCACCGGAACAAGAACCGGCTGTAAATACCTTCCTACGAGAAAGAGGCTTATCCTAATAAAAAGGGAACAAAAAATGCCTAAACCATTGACCATTCTACCTGAGAAAGACCCGCCAGAGGCGCTTATTCTTCCCGTAAGGGAGTCTTACGACTACCAGTTTTTGAACCCATATGACGCTGATACGAAAAAATACCCGTATGATGGAAAAGTTGTAATATTATCGGACGATGATAAATCGCCAGGCATTGCGGCAGTATGGCGCGTTTCCAGGAAGCTAAATGGATGGCGGTGGAAAAGCTATGGCCAGTGGGTAACGCCATTGACGAATACCAAAATCGTATTTGATCCTGTATATTGGCGTAAATTTACCGGCTATTCGGAATAATCCAACATGGAATTTTGGATCAAGAATAGGTGCCAGAGCTGTTCCAATGTCTACAAATTCAAGGCGTCGAGCGATTTGGACGATGCCTCGGATGTGGAGGACAAACCATGCCCAAAATGCGCAGGGGTTCAGAAAACGCGGGGTATGGATGTATCAGCGGGCAAGGCCCCATCAGTCGGTGGATCGAACATGGTTCGCGCGATGGATGCTGCCGCAGATATCGTAATGGATAATTACCAATTGACGGACCTAAGCTCGGATGGTCGGCCAGGCGCGGTGATGGCTCCAAAACTTCCGCCGCACCAACAGCAGCGCGTCGATAATTTTTTCAGCCCAAATAAAAATAGTATCATCGGGGCGAAGGCAAAGCAGATGGCAGCGGCAGCAGCCCAAGGCAAGGGCCTAGGGGCGTTCGCACCGCCTAGAGACCCGAGGACACCAGACCCGATTGCACTGGTCCAGGCGACGCGCCAGCGGCCTCCTGTACACCTATTAAATCCGCGCGATAGAAACGGGAATATAATCTCATGATAATCCCTGAAAGAGACATTGAAGATTGGGCAGCAGAAATATGTCGCCAATGTACGCCGGATAATCAGGACAGAACCCAGCGCGGCGCGTTTTTTCGGAATCTGTATCTATCAGCAGATGAAAACGGCGACACCGCGATCTTCAACAAAACATTCGACTCAATCGAAGACCTGACATCCTATTTGTGCTCGTCAACTGATCTCAGGTATCTCGTAAATTTTCCTGGCGGCGGATCGCCCCTCCAGCGTGCGCAGGCAGAAGCTATCGCCCATGAGCTGTTGGACCAATCGCGCAATACCGAACTTGACACGCTGTTTGAGGAAGCCACGCGCTGGTCGCTCATCAAAGGCATAACATTTGTAAAAATGCTATGGAGTGTAAACGGGCTAGAACCGCATTTGATATTTCCAGAATTTATGGGGGTCATGCGCGCGGATTTGAACAGCCTAGATCAACAAGAGGCATTCGTTCATTCGACGTATCTTACAAGAGACCAATTTCGGCTACTGATAAAAGACCATCCAGACGCGAGAAAAATATACAAGCGTGCAATTCAATTTTCGGCGCAAACGAGATCGGCGGACGGGCCGGACCAAGCCGCGATGCTCAAGCAGGTTATTGTCGGCGGATTTCAGCCGTACCAGGGCGTCGGCGGTGTTGGCAGCGCGAACCCGCAAACGACAAACGGAATGGTTCAATGGCTCGCTGGCCCCTATCCTAGTTTTGATCCAAAGGTAATTACTGAGTTAGTTCGCGTTGACGAGCTATGGGTAAGGGATGACGGCAGGATGGATGATGAAGGTCGTCGAGAATGGTCAACCTTCCAGGTTGTTGGAAACATAATGCTGTTTGGAAAAGAACAGCGCATGAACATTTTCGCCGATGCGATTGACCCATATAATCGGTTTCCAATACGCCAGGCATTCGATGCAAATCCCCTAGCATTTAAACACCCATTCGTTGAATTTTGCCCAAATAGGCTACAAAATTATTTTTGGGGAAGATCAGAGATTGCAAACCTTGCCCTATTACAGAGGCAGTTAAACAAGAGAATAAATGGGATAAACGGGCTTTTGCGGTTACAGGAAAATCCTCCAATCGCCTTTATGGGCGGTACGATGATGGACCAAACCAAAAAATCAAAGCTCACAAAGCCGGGAGGATGGATGCACGACCCAGACCCAACGGCAAAACCTCCGCTGGTTCTAGCGCCAACGCTGCCCCCTGATCTATGGCAAAGCCTGGTTCAGACAGAGAGGCTATTCGACGTTATGACGGGAATGACGCCAACGCTACAGGGTATGGCATCGCCATCTGTTCGATCTCATGGTCAGACCGGCCAGCTCACAGCAAACGCAACACCAAGATTCAAGACAAAATCTGTTCGCATAGAGCGTTCTATCCAGACTTGCGCTGGGTTGCTGCTCGATCTCCTAAAGGCAAAATCAAAGCATTTGATAACGGCATGGGTTCCGCCAGGAGCCTCTCAATCCCCAGAATTGCTAGGGAGGTTGATTGATCCGGCGGTGCAGCCTCCAGCACCAGGTATGAAGGCATATCAATTTTACATGCACGAGGTTCCTGACAATGTTCGCGTCATGGTTGATGCTCATAGTTCATCCCCAGCATTTGGCGACGAGTCAGAGCAAAAGGCGGTACTGCTCAAGAAGGCAAACGCCATGTCGAGTGAACAGTTTATCGAACAGATCAATCCGCCAAACGCTGATGTCGTCATTGCCGAGGTTAAAACTGCCGAGATCATGGCAGCGGCACAACAGGCAAAACAGGCAGCCGCCGTTGCCGCTCAAGGTGGACAGCCTGGAAAGCCTGGCAGAAAATGACTCAGTATGATTTGAAAAATATAGGCGTCCTATTGTATGGGCCGCTCTGGCAAGCCCAGCTTGCGCGAAATATCGGGGTATCGGACAGAACAGTAAGGCGCTGGTACAAAGGAACGAACAGAATAAAGGCGTCATACGAAGAAAAAATAAAACTCATAATGCTACGTCGCGCTAATTCGATGAAGGCATTTTTATCCAATTTGGAATCATCAAAAATTGAAAAAAATCCGGTGGTTAGGACATAAATCGAAAATCCATCTTATTTCCTTGACGTTTTAGGAAAATAATAAATACCTATGGCCACGCCAATTTTGGGCGGCACAAAGGGACCGGGAGAACCGGACTCCCCTCAACATAGAGGAGTGTGATATGGCTCGTCATAAAGGTCGCGGCAAGCGCAAATAAATCCTTCGCATCGGACACTGCGAAAATTTCTAAACCATTTTGAAGGATTTGTATCATGCGTCACAAAGGTCGTTCCAAGCGCAAGTAAGCGTGTCGGCGCGAGGTTGAACAGCCTCGCGCCTCCGTTTTGCGGGACAACATCATGTCACAATTTGTCGGTCAAATCCCCCCTCAATTGGCTGCTCTAGCAGGTGGCGGTGCGCCTGGCGGCCCGCCTGGCGGCCCACCTGGTGCTGCACCCGGCGCTGCACCCGGCGCTCCCCCCGGTGCCGGTGGGCCGCAGCTCCCGCCGAGCCTGCAAGCTGGCCGACCTGGTGCTGGCCCGATGGCCGTTCCGCAGGGAAACCCCGGCAATGCACTAGCGGCGGTCTCAAAGCTCAAGACGGCTATAACGCTGCTCCAGGAAAGCCTGCCAGCAATCCCCCTTGGGTCTGATGTCCATACGGATGTCCTTAAGGCGGTCGGCATGTTGGCGAAGCACGCTGATAGCCACGAGTCGAATGACCAACAGCAAATCACGCAATTGCAGGCATTGATTCAAAAACTGGCCCAGCAACAGCCTAACGCGGCGCTTGCGCGGCTCAGTCAGATGAACCCGAACACCCCGCCAGCATTACCGACGCCACCGCCGCCTCAAGGCGATTCAGGGGGTCCATCCGGCCCCCCTGCCCCGCCAATGGCGGCATAGAGGAGAAAATCGATGTCAAAAGGGCCAGGTCCATACGTCAATACTGTTCCGGCAGAGGGAAAAGACCCGATTATGCGGACGGTCCCATTCGACTATTCCGGCATTGGCGCGTCGCCAGCCGGGATGCCAGCCGGTACGCGCGGCGCGGGCATGGGTTTGCAGCACTATGGCACAACGACCGATGGCAATCCCGGTAAGGGAGCGCCCTAATGTCGAATACGCCAGAGACGGTTGAAATTTCGTCGTCCGATCTTGCAGCATATAAGAGGGCAATGGCGCTGCTCGATAAGCTGACAGGCGATAAAGATACCGGATTGAACATCCAACGGAAGTTGAAAGAGATCGACCCGACTCTTAACCTTCCAGGGATCGACCTTGGCGATGCAGTTGTTAAGCCGCTTAAGGAAGAACTCACATCGACTCAGGAAAAGCTAAATAATCTCATCGCCGAGCGCGAGGCAGAGCGAAAAGCCGCTGAGGATTCCAGGGTTGAAAACGGTCTGCGGGATTCAATCGGTCGCGCCCAGACGAAATACAAGCTCACCCCCGAAACGACTGATAAACTGGTAAAGTTTATGCAGGAAAAGGGGGTTGCAGATGCCGAGGTTGCCGCTCCAGCCTTCCTGGAAACGCTGCCGAAACCCCCGGCACCGATCAAGCCCAACTCCTATACACCAATGACGGCAAATTTATTCGGAACGGGCGATGATAGAGGGTCCGATGAAAATATCGCGGCTCTGCATAAAGACCCGGTGAAGTGGTTTGACGCCGAGGTGGCCAAGATAATGAACGAGGCAGACCAAGCAGCCTAAACAGGAGATTAACCCGTGTCACAAACCTTCTTTACGAGCGGCGTTTCTGGCGGGTTAATGCCAGGTGGCGCACTTGGCCAACAGCTTACATACATCACAAATCGCGCGGTCATCCCGTCGCTTTTTGTTCAGATTTACCAGTCCCATCCGCTGTTATCCCTTCTTTTGAGCAATGCTCAGAGTGCCAGGGGTGGCGCGTCGATGATTACCGTCCCAACGCAGGGTTCATCCTTCACGACCTTCAATTGGGGTTCGTTCGCTGGCGACTTCCCGATGCCAGAAGATCAGGCAGCTATCACCGATGCCAGCTTTAACTTGAAGATTGGTATGGTCCCTATCGGATTCTTCAATCTTGAGGCAATTGTTCAGTCTTCGGACGTGATTATCCCAAAACTTCGGGCTGTTACGGCTGACGCAGCGGTTGTCATCAAACAGGCCCTTGCCAGCTACATGTTCTCGAATAACTCCAATAATCTAAATGCCCTAGATTCGCTCTACATGGCATATGATAATGGAACAAATGTCGCCTCATATGGCGGTATCAGCAAGACAAATGCCTTCTGGCAGGGCCAGTATTACCCGAACCAAGGCGGTCTAGGTAACATTGCCTCCCGCGTTGGCATGGCGACCATGCTAACCCGCGTTGCGACGGGTGCCGGTGGCGAGGATTGCGACTTTGCCGTGATGAATCCCGCCGATTGGGCAACGCTAATGAGCGACTTCATGGGGTTCGAGCAATACCAGACCAACCCGCGCAGCCGGTACGGTAAGGGCGACACGGTAAACTCCGGTTTCCGCGCGATCCAGGTACTAAATACCCCGATTTTCCCCGATCCGTGGTGCCCTCGCGGCGAAATGTACATGATAAATTCGCGCTATCTTGCGATGTATATCAGCGAGGCGGCACCGTTCATCTTTACTGGATTTGAATCGATGATCCCGCTCGGGCAGCTTGCATCAATCGGCGTGCTTCTGACCGCCCTCGATCTTGTGTGCTCAAAACCGTCCTCCGGCGCGCATATCACGGGCCTAGCCTCTCCGGCCTGGCCGAACGTACCGGGACCGCCTGCCGTCCTCTAACTTTAACCCTTGGTCATCTTTCAGGAGTTTGACAAATGCCAATTCGTTTCGGTGGTCCTGGGGTAACAAACACCCTTGCCGATCTTACCAGCAATCAATTCGCCTTGCAGGCTGGGGGTGTTTGGCTTCCTCCCGCCAACGGCTATTGGGCATCCCTCGGTCGTTATTCGCAGCTCCAGGAATACGACCCGATTATGACGATCTGGAAGCCGATCTCCGGTGTCAAACAGAACGTCTTTTTCTCGGCTGATGGCGTCAATCAGCGCATTGCGAATACCTCGGGCTGCGCGGTCGGCGCTCTCCTGACCGCCGCTGGATCGGGATATACCTCTGCGCCCACCGTAACAGCATCCGCTGGCAATTCTGTCTGGCTTGCCCTAGTTGGCGGCGCGGTGAATACGACTGTCACGGTCGCATATGGCGGCACCAACTATACCCAGCCCCCCAATGTGTTCTTCTCCGCTCCCCCGGCTCCTGGCGTCCCTGCAACGGGATATGCCACGATCTCGGGTGGCTTAGTTACCAGCGTTACCATCACCAACCAGGGGGCCGGATATACCTTCCCCCCAACCGTCTCGTTCTTCAACGATCCGCGCGATTCCACGGGCGCGAATGCCTCGGCTGTTGCCACGCTGACCGGCGCTGGCACGGTTACGGCTGTCCTCTGCCTCAACCACGGAAACCCCCTCACCTCTGTTCCAACCCTGACCTTCACAGGCGGCGGCGGTACGAGCGCGGCGGCAACGGCGATTATGAATTTCGCGATTACTGGCTATGCGGTGACGACTGCGGGCGCTGGATACACTGCCGCTGCTGGTAGCGTCACGGTATCGGCTACCCCAGTGCCGACTGCTGGAACGGCGGCTTACACCAATCCTGGTTCTCAGATTGAGCTAGTCGCCATGCGCCAGGCGGTCATTTCTGCCCCCGTAAGCAGTGCTGGCGCGATCACCGCAACGGGCGAATATGTCGTTGACGGTGGCTCCTATGAGGCAATTCCAACGGCTGGTTCCATCAGCATTATCGGGAATGGTCTTATTACGACCGCTGCCGTTCTCACCCTTACCGTTGGCGGCATCGTTGACAACGAGAATTATATCTACCCGAACTGATATCTGAATCGATTCACAACCAGACCGGCGTGCGTGAAATCGCCGCCGGTCTTTTTGTTGGAGATATACCTTGCAACTGAGCCAGTATATCACCGATACGCAGTCTCTATTGCATGACAATCTGGGGCTACTTACCCCTGTCTCTCAATTGACGACTTGGATAAATGAAGCCCGCCGCCATGTTGCATATTCGACGGGATGTATAAATTTACTTGCAACTGGCCTGGCTCCGGTCGGGAATGCGGCGCAGGCCGGTTCAATGGTGCCAGGTGGGTTCACACCAGGTTCTGCGCCAACCCCCCCATTTATGACAATCGTAAACCAAGAAAAATATCCATTCTCTATGGCGCTTGCGCAAATCCAAAATGCGAATGCGAGTATTGAATTTGTGACAGATATTACCTCCATAGCCATATCATGGGGGTCGATGCGACCTGCCTTAAACTATATGCCTTGGGATGATTTTCAGGCTTACGCGCGGTCATATAATTACATTGTGTCAAGCTATCCGCTTGTATGGGCAACAGATGGCGATGGAGCAAATGCTAATCTTTGGTTATGGCCAGTTCCAAGCCAGGCTCTTGAAATGGAGTGGCAATGCTCATGCACCCCTGCGCCGCTGGTTTCGGATAGTGATTATGATGCAATACCCCATCCATTCCAGAACTCGGTAAAATACTATGCGTGCTATTTAGCAAAATTAGGAACGCAGCAGCCGCAACAGGCCGGAATGTACCTCCAACTATTTATGACATCGCTTGGCAGATCACGCGGCGCGACGGAGCATGGTCGTGTTGTCGATTGGTACAATTCCAATGCCTACTAATCTCCGATTTTATCGTAAATTATTCGCGCAACAGCGTGCTTTTTTGGGATGTCAATAGATGGCCAGACGCAGCTCGTCGGATGATCTTGGGATACCGGCAGGCTTACAACTATACACGCCATTTCCGTTTGCAGGTCTAAATCTGTCATCTAGTCGCCCAGCAATTAGGGATTCAGAATTTTACGCTATCGAAAATTTTGTAAGAGTTGGTGATGGATTTTTAAGAACCTTATGGGATGTAGGACCGCCAATATATACGGCGGCTACGAACCTAACAATTATTTCGGCATTTTTTTACAATATCGCCGTAACACAATATGTTGTTGTTTTCCTGAGCGATGGCACTGCGTATCAGGTGAACACATCGACAAATGCTATAACAACGATATCATCCGTTGTCGGTACTTTCTATAATGGAGGTAATATTCCTGGGTGCATCCAGTGGGGATCGCAATATCTTTTAATTGGAAACAACAATAACCAAAATGCCTATTGGGTGTGGGATGGGTCGATCCTTTACGCGGCTGGTGGGGTATCCCCCGAAATAGTCATAACCAATGGGGGTTCTGGATATTCAAGCGCCCCTACTGTGACAGCCTATGGTGGAGAGGGAACTGGGGCAACATTCCAGGCAGTCATTCAAGACGGCTCTGTTGTTGCTGTGAATGTCGTAACTCCCGGAACGGGATATCAGCCGATTGATTATGTCCAGTTGGCATTTTCTGGAGGAGGATCATCAAATTCTGCAATCATAGAGACAACCCTTGGACCTAGAGGAATTGAGGCAATAATCGTTACGGCTGGTGGAACTGGATACACTTCGCCGCCAACAGTCTATATCATAGATGGCGGCGGAACTGGGGCAACAGCAACCGCAGTTTTGACGGGAACATCAGTAACATCAGTAACGGTGAATACTCCAGGAAGCGGATACACATCGACGCCGACAATTGTTTTTTCTGGGGGCGGGGGTTCAGGAGCGTCTGCCTATGCGTCAGTTCCCGAAAGCGGAGTTGCGACCATATTTATTGTCACTGGAGGAAGCGGGTACGGGGAAACTCCAACATTAACCATAGTTGGTGGCGGCGGAACTGGGGCAACAGCAACCGCGACAGTGACAAATGGCGTTATAACGGCAGTTACCTTGACGAATGGTGGAAATAATAATTATACGAGTCCACCATCAGTTATTGTTGAAACAGCGATAAATCAATCTGCATCTGCGACCGTAGCTCTCATGCCGTATGGAGTAAGTGGAACGACGCTTGAGGCGTTTCAGTCTCGCGTATGGATAGCTGATCCATTCACACCTCCGACAAATGCCCCATCACAGAATAATAGCAATAGGTTTCAGGTTTCTGCTCCAGGATCAATTTCAGATTTTGCAACATCAGATGGCGGGCTAATTTTTACATCGACAGACAGATTTCTGCGCCAGCAATACGTGGCAATGCGGCAGTCAAATGGATACCTTTATCCAATTGGAGATTCTTCATGTTCGATCATAAGCGGCGTATCGACTAGCGGTAATCCACCAACAACGACTTTCAGTTATCAGAACACTGACCCTCAAATTGGAACCCCTTGGCGCGATTCGTGCCAGGATTTTGGAAGAACTATCCTTTTTGCCAACCAACTCGGAGTTTACGGGCTGTACGGCGGATCGGTAACAAAGGTAAGCCAGACTTTGGATGCGCTTTTTTCCCTAGCAAAGTTTCCGCCAACTCCAGGTGCATTAACGCCAACATCGGCGGTCGCAAATATCTATGGCGGGAAATACTACCTACTGCTGCTCACTGTTTTAGATCAGGAAACGCTGGTTGCTACAAATAAGATGCTCGTTTGGGATGAATCCGAGTGGTTCATGGCGACCCAATCGAAAAACCTCATGTTTATATGCACGCAAGAGATAAATTCAAATATCACGGCGTGGGGTTCGGATGGGGCAACTCTATTTCCCCTGTTTAGGGCTGAAAGTTCCAGCCTAATAAAGACGCTTTCAACAAAATTGTATGGTGGAAACCAACCGTTTCTAGCAAAACAGGTGTTTTCCGTCCTGGTTCAAGCAAGAAATTTTCAGAATTTTGGGTATCCTGTGACTGTATCTCTGAATTTAGACACGGATGCAAATGAATTTCCTGTTGGACCGAAGTCGTTTACCTTTTCTGTCCTGGGAAACTACAATCTTTCCTGGCCAATGGCCATGACGGGAGATACAAATGCAGCAGGGATATACCTAGGCGTGACTTTGACCACGACGCAGGCCGATATGGTGCTAAGTTACCTGGCGATCACCTATACGCCTGGCCCATTCCAAGTTGGAAGTATCAATCTGGTTGTTCCAGGACAATACTAAGGAGAATCCAATGGCAAATCTACCGAAAACATCAAGAGGAACGCTAGACTTCGATGCGATGATTGAGGCCAGCCAGCCAGCCCTGCCGCCAAATGGCTGCGCAACCCATAACCCGATGGGATTGGTTGTAGAATCCCCCGCAGGGACGTTATACACCGCTGAGGGAACGATGTATGGGACCGCAGGCGGGGATGGTCGGCAATGGAACCATGATAGCCGAGACGGCGATAAGTGGAACCATAATTGTATGCCAGTTCGGCCAGAACCCGACATTTACGGCTTGGTCCCATATATCCTGCCGATCTCTCGGAAGCTAAAAAAATAATGGGTACTCAAAACCTATGGAATACCCCGAGAGATAAGAATAGCCTCGATCTATGGGGCCTGGCAAACCGCGTCGATCACGACGATATATCTAAGGCAATATCCCTAAAAAGCAGTATGATTGCTGGCCTGACGATAACGAATAGCGGAACCGGATATACATCAGCTCCGACGATCACGATTGGCCCGCCAGATTTGCCTGGTGGGACGCAAGCAACGGCGGATTTTACCATCGTTGGCAGTTCTCTGACCCTAAACCTCACTAATCCAGGACTAGGGTACTCTCGCGCTCCAATAGTAACCGTTACTGGTGGTGGCGGAACTGGATTAACGGTTGCGGCAACGGTGAATTACATCGTTATCCAGACATTCCAACTCGATCCAATACCGCAGAACGATATGGGAACGTGGAATACGAACCATCAATTACTCCATCAGCTCATGCTCAACGCAACCGCTCAACAAAGCAGCGATCTCGGGGATATCCAAACTGGATATTTAGACTTTAGCGATCCAGAAGGCATGGAAGAATACATTTACTTTCATGCACAGGACCATATTTCAGCAAGGAATGCCTTAATCGGATTTTTACCGGGCGTATAAGAAATGGATGGGGCAAATTATACCACTCTAAGGCCGATGATTGAGGTAGATTTTCATGAAGCAATTCTGCTCGCTATGCAAAAGTATAATGAATACTACCCGCGCATGTCTTATCATGGGGCGTGGGAATTTTGTGAAATGGCAGCAAGCAGTCCTGATTATCTACTTCTTAGAGGTAGTGATGTTTATTTTTGTGCTGGCTCTATTCGCTCTTTCATGGAGCCAGAAGTAACTGTTGGCGGCATATGGCTGTTTACGCGGAAGACGAACTTGAGGGAGGTTCTTGCGGCATTCGATGCAATGGAAGCATGGGCCAGGCGGATCGGAGCGGTTGAATGTGGATGGGGTAATATAAGCGATGAGGATTTATCCCCGCTTGCGAAGAAACGCGGATATAAACATGCAAGCCAGTATTTTTCTAAGAAGCTGATTGGTGGCATTCAATGAATAAGATCATTCGAGCCACGACTTTTCATAGTATGGTCTTTGTCACTTAACGAGTTCTTACACAAGGACAACAAAGGTGTCGCATGTTTTTGGCAAGGGCGGCGTTGGTGGCTTCCTCGGAAGAACTTTCAGCCTAAAAAACCTTGTACCCGAAGTCCTGACTATCGCTGGCGGTGTCTTGGGTGGCCCTATTGGGGCTGGCCTTGGCGACACGGCGGGGAATCTCATTGAGGGAAGAAACATCGGACAAGCTGCTGTTGGCGGATTAGAGGCTGGCGCTCTGGATTATGCGACTGCTGGGATTCTTGGGCTTGGCGGTTCTGGTAGCCTTCTGAGCGGAACTGAGGTCGGGAACGCCTTGCAAAGCGTGTCCGGTGGAATTAGCGGCCTTGAGGGGGCAGTTGGAAGCGATATCACCGCTGGCCTTGGGGATGTCGGTCTCGGCGGCGTGGCAAGCGGTGTCGGGAGTGCTCTTGGTGGCGTTGGGAGCGCCGCGAGTAGCCTTGGCAGCGACATATCAAGCGGATTCGGAAATCTTGGGAGTTCTCTCGGGATCACCGGGGCTGGAGGTCTCACATCCGATATTTCTTCTGGTTGGGACGATCTGACCGGGAGCGGCGCAGCGAGCACTGCCTTAACTGGAAGCACGGTATCAAATCCGACTTTGGCCCAATCCCTCGTAAACACGCCTGGAAATGTCACAAGCGCAATTGCTGGCGCTCCATCTGTTGTTCAAAACGCTGGAGGCGGCACAATACTTGGAAACTTACTGGGAGGCGGTGGAGGTGGAACTTCTTCGGTAGCTGGCGCTGGAACGGGAGGCGGTAGTATGCTCGGCGGGATTCTAAAAACCGCAATTGGCGCAGCTCCCTTAGCGGTTGACTTGCTGCGGGGGAATCAGCCCGTATCGGGGCAGGCCCAAATAGGAACATCAGCCGCGCAATTAAGCGCGCAGGGAACGCAGCTCCAGAGCTACCTCCAAACCGGAACGCTCCCACCTGGCGCTCAAGCATCCATTAACCAGGCCGTGGCGGCATCCCAGGCATCGATCAGGAGCCAATACGCTTCGATGGGGATGAGCGGTTCTTCTGCCGAGGCGCAAGACTTGGCGAACGCCCAAACAGCCGGTGTATCCCAGGCAACTACAATGGCCCAGAGCCTCCTGAGCACCGGCCTCCAGGAGTCCCAAATGTCCGACCAGCTCTACCAGGACATTATGAACCAGGCGCTACAACAGGATAACCAACTGTCGAGCGCAATTGGCACGTTTGCCACTGCCGCCGCGTCCGCAGCATAGGAGTAATTTATGCCTCTCGATAATACGTCAGGCCCAGTTTCCCAAGCTCTGCTAGGTCCGAGCGTCGGAACCTCTGTTTCCCCCGCCGCCACAAAGGCACCGGCCATAATTCCTACAGTCTCCCAAATCTCAGCCATGCCCGCGCCTGGCGCTGCGCCATCTGCCGCGCCCGCCGCCGCACAAGCGCCGCCGACGCCACAACCACCGCCATCCTCGGGCGATAACCAAGTCCAGACGGAGACATTGAGCAACCTGGCAGACAGCCTAAGACAATCGATGGACGATCTCCAGGAGGAGGAAGCAGAGCCAGGCCCTAACCCTCCCCCCGCCCCATACTTGCCGCCCCCGCCTACGACGCCACCGCAAAACCCGCTCCATGCCTGGGGCAGCATGGCCATGATTCTGGCAACAATGGGATCACTTTTGACGCGCCGACCCCTGACCACGGCACTAAATGCCGGGGCATCGGTTATGAATGCCTATACCCAGAAGAATCAGGCGGCGGCGAATAACGCACAAGAAATCTGGAAGGCAGAAACGGCTAACGCGCTCAATCTCGAAAAATACCAGATGGATCAATATAACAAGGCGCTCACAGATCGGAACATGGATATCCGGGAGAAAATAGCTACGGTTCAGGCAAGTGCCGCAGCATTCAAGGACGCCCCGACGATTGCCGCTCTTGAGACGGGCGGGTTGCCAGCCGTCATTGCCCTACAAAAAAAGCGCGGCGGGGTAGCAGCGAAACTAGCCGACACGTCATTTGATCTCGATGTATCGCACCAAGCGGGACAGGTGGCCGATGCGCCAGACCAATCAGGATATTCTAAAAACCAATGGCTGCAAATTGCCCAAAATGTTCAAGGCGGTGGAAAATTTAAGTTTGCAACTGGTGCCTTGGGGAACTTGCAAAAAGAGGAATTTAATAAGGCGACGCTCCAAGTAACCGCAGGGATTCCAGGCGGCGGCGGGGTGGGCGGTGTTATGTCGAACAACACGATAAATGCACTAGCAAAGGCATGGACCAATGGCGTTCCCCTATCCCAGCTAACCGCCGGATTGTCTGGGGATTCGACAAAGATACGTGTAGATATCGAGAATGCTGGTGTAAATCTTTTGATCGCCCAAGGGAAAGACCCGACATCATTCATCACCGCCCAAACTGATTACAAGGCAAATCAGGAAACCTTAGACCAAATGACAAAATCGGCAAACTCTGCCGCATCATACGAAAAGACAACCCTCGATAATATGGCGACTGCCCAATCCTTACAGGCGCAAGGAATACCAACGAATATTTCGCCAATCCTAAACCAGATTGCTGCGTTTGGAGAGGTGAAGACGGGTAGTCCCGCAACGCTCGCCTATGGTGCTGCGCTTACGACGACCTTGACTGAATATGCGAAAGTCATGGCTGGTGGAACCGGAAGCTCTGCCGCGAGTAGTGATTCAGCGCGTCAGGAAGCAGCAGATTTGATCTCTCAGTTTGGGACCGCAGCACAGGCTAATGCTGTTTTTAGCGTCATGCGGCAAGATATGAATAACCGAATTACCGAATACGCAAATTCTATTGCAGCAATAAACAAGGCAATATCTACGGGCCAATCATCGACCGGGATGGATATCGCACCGCCTCCCCCATCATACACCCCTTCGCCAACAACGCAGGATGAATCGGCTGGTGGCGCTGGGTGGAGCATTCAGGCCGTACAATAATGCCAGATTATATCATCACATCGCCGGATGGAAAAAAGTTCAAGGTCACTGCACCGACAGGCGCTACGCAGGATCAAGTTCTATCCTTCGCCAAGGCCCATTGGGGTTCTATGGGTGGCGCACCGGCTGCGCCAAAGCCAGCGCCACCAAGCCCGATCTCGTCCGGCGATGCTGCATTAGGGGCTGGTGTCGTTGGTGGCCTTGGTAACGCCGCCTTGGGTACGGCGCAGCTCGCAGGAAAAGTGCTTACCCCTCCAGTTCTCACACCGCCTACAAATGGTCCTATGGCGGGCATAGACCAGACCCTATCGAACATCACAGAGGCGGAAGGTGCCCCAGGTCGGGCTATTAGCTCTGCCGCGCAGCACGGCTTAGATTGGCTCCAGGGAGAGACGCAGCCATACCAACAGTCCCATCCAGACTTATACGAGGCTGGAAATGTTGCAGGCCAAATGTCCGCCGCCCTATTACCGGGCGGCGCGGCGGAGGATATCGCATCCACGGGAACGGCGTTAGGTCGGATGGCGCAAGCCGGTCGAGCTGGTTTGGTCGCCGGAGCAGAGCAGCCAGTATCCGGTCCCGACTATTGGAAGGGAAAAGCTCAGGAAACCGCCGAAAATATTGCTGGTGCTGTTGGTACTGGCGGGATTTTAGAAGGTACGAATGTACTCTCAAGCGGAATTGGGAACTTCATCAAGAGAAATAACCCAGAGGCTCTAAAATCGCGGGCCGTTCAGGCGGTGGCGCGTACCATTGCGGCTGATGAAAAGGGCGGTGGACCGAGTGCAACAGATATCATCGACCTGATGCACAAATCCCATGCCGCCAGCGTCCCTATGACGCTCATGGAGGCTGGTGGCGAGAATTTACGTGGTCTGGCTGGCCGGGTATCGCGGGCGAAAGGGGCAAGTAGAGCGATAATTTACCAGAGCTTCAAGGATCGACTATCGGGGGCAGCGCAAAGGCTGACTAACTCCGTTCGACAGAATTTTGAGGCTCCAGAAACGCGCAGGCAGGTATCAAATGCGCTTGGCGAGAGCCAGGCAACCAATGCAAGGCCACTATATGAACAGGCTTTTAAGCCTGGGAGCATGGCGTCCATTAAGGAACAGTTTTCCGACGAATTTAACCGTGTGTCGAAGGCAAAAAAAGCGGCGATTAAGGAATGGGATGCCGCAAAATTAAATCTTACCAGTGCAGCCGCGAAAATTTCGAGCACCGGAAGGGATGTATCAACGAATGCGCGTGCGGTGCGCGAAATGGCCTCTGCGAATAAGGCTGTTGAGGATGCTCATGCGAAGGTCCAATCGGCAAACGATGACCATGCCAACATTCTTGGCCAGTTTAAAACGGCGCAATCCGCCGAATCTCAAGGGAAAGGCGCTGGCGTTTATAGCCCGTATATCTCCCGCCTCCTGAAAAACCCTAGGATTCAGGAGGGGATAAGGAAAGGGCTTGAGATACAACGAAATGAGGCGGATGCTGCAAATATAAAATTTGATCCAACGGATTATTCGGTGAGGTACGATTCTACCGGAACACCACAGCTAATCAATACGCCGAATATGAGGCTTTTGGATGCAGCCAAAAAGGGTTTGGATGATATCATCGAACAATACAGAGACCCAGTTACGGCGAA